CCTCTCTGAAAAACATGCTCGAAAGGAGTGTGTATAATAGGAGGACGACCTCATGCCAGCGCGCATTAGACATCTTACAGATAGTGTGATTAGTACGCATCGGACATGTAGATATGATGGAGGTAACTCTCATCTTAATCTTACGTTCACTGCGCCTAGTCCCACGTGGCCTACTTATTACCGCTTTTTAAGCGATGTAATAGGTAACCCGGCAGGAGTTAATCCTGCTTATCAAGTTGTCATGAACTCGACTGTCAGCCGAGTTTCAAACTTTTTCAATGTAGACGGAGCTTCCATATCTCAATTGGATAGCTATCCCGTTTTACTTGATCCAAGTTTGATGCACACTAATGGCATGATTGTGACACCTAGTGCTGCTCAATTTAGTTCGTGGGCAATCGACGCATTTAATGCGTTTCATGACCAAATTCCTAGAGAATTTTCCGTTGGAAATTTTCTCTATGAGTTACGAGACATCAAGGGTATGATACCCAAGATTGAATCGTCGATCTCGAGGACAGCCTCTTCTAATTTTCTCGCCTTCGAATTTGGCGTTAAGCCTTTCGTTGGCGATGTTTCGAAGATGTTAACTTTAATGGTTACGGTTCAAAAGAGGTTACAATACCTCCGAGAAACGGCCGGAAAAGAAACATCTTTGTATTTCTCGAGGAAAGTTGAAGAGCCTACTGGCCCTACAACTTTTAACCTCCCTCAACTCCAGGACTTTGATAGTTCTGGACAAGGTGGAGCTCTCTGGAAATTTAGAAGAGTTGGTTACAAAGGAACGTTTAGCGCAAGCGCTAAACTCCTCCAAAATTTGGAGGGCCTAAGTGACATGTCTAGCAGCATAAAGGCCTACGCATCAGCTCTTGGACTTAACAATCCACTCGCAATCGCGTGGGAAGCAATTCCCTACTCGTTTGTTGTCGATTGGTTTTTCAAGGTTGGCAAGCTGATAGATACACTAGCCATTCAACCCTTTGGGGGTGAATGGACCTTACGGAATACAGTGTCCTCGTTTAAAGACGAGTATGTGTATTTAGTGGATCAAGATTTCTTTCCTAACATTGCGAGCACAAAAGTGTTTGCAGGTCAGGTAAGCATCCGTAGGTTTTCACGTAATGTTGGTCTCCCAGTGTCGTCTCTGTTTGCTACAGATTTGACACTGACTCCGAAGCAGCAGGCGCTCTCTTTAGCGTTACTTAATCAGTTACGCTAAACACGCACATGTTGCGAAGTCGCTTTCACTCTTTACCTACTTTTTGTTAGTAGATAGTGAGAGCTAGTGCGAGGTGCTAACATGCTTGCAAGCGACATTACGCTCGATAAAGCTGACGGAACTGACGTGGTCTTTAAGCTAGTTGCAAATACTAGCGATGGATCACGTCGACTCGATGTGGCGACGACTCTCGCCCTGCCCACTACGCTTGTAATAAAGCATAGTGTTACAGGAAAGGAGCCTCTCCTCACCGACCGCCACCTGGTACAATTTAACCAGGTAGTGGCCGCAGCAATCGGAACCCGCATGGTCAATGTGAATTTCACACTGAACATTCCGCGGGATGTAGCAGTTACTCCGACGATTATCGCCAATTTGGTTTCCCATCTTGTCGATTTTCTTTCGGATGGTGCTATCACCGGTTACGCTACCCATGCGAACGTCGATGCGATTCTACGTGGAGAGTCGTGAGACTCGTACAAGTGCTTTTGGGGCTTTCGAGCCCCTTTGGCACTGTACCGCTGAATATCGCCTGGGACTATATCAATAGTCTCTTGGGGTATTCATTGTCCTGGTAGAAATCTTTGCGCGTGTCGTCAAGAAGCGCAGCAAGCAGTTGGCCTTGGATTCTTACACCGAAAGGCGAAGATGAAAAGCCAAGACGAGTTTTATCTCGGCCTGCATTTGCAACTGGTTTGTTGCGACCCTCTCAAGCTGTCATCAGTGAAGAACCTCAATCGTGACCTTGGATGTATTAAGTCCAGAGTCGCGAACGAGGGCCTCTCCTTCTTGACCAAGACCTTACCCAGTTTGGGAAAAGCTCTTGATCGAGGTTTGGAAAGTGGTAGGTTCAAACGACCTTTGACCTTTGGGTCATGTAAGTCGTCAAATATGCCCGCTTTTATGCAGGTATATTTTAACCTAGTCTTCGACGAAGACAGTAATCTTCGGGACGTAGTCCCTGCCGAGGCCATTGGCCATCTTCGACAGGTTCTCTATTTTGCGTACAAGCTTGAGCTTCCATACTCCACATCTGAAAATGCTCGAGTAATCGAGACATATCTTCAAGTGGAGAAGGAACTCGAGCTCTTGGATTTTCCTCTGGCTAACGATATTTTAGCGTTAGCCAAGATTATCACAAGGAAGGTCTTCAATGATTTCGATCATAAAGACATTCATCCGCAACATGGTCCCGGAGCAGTGGCGACTGGCGAGAAGTTCGATGCCAAGTGGAAATTTTCCAGACGGTATCGGGCTATCGAGTCAGTCTATGAATTCGCAAGGTATTACCTTACGGATTTTCGATCCACAATGTTCGATCGGAACGTTCACGTCCCTACAGTTACCCATCTTAATGGGCAATCTAAGGTTGTGCTTGTCCCGAAAGATTCACGAGGCCCGCGTCTCATATCTTGTGAACCCCTTGAGTTTCAATGGATTCAACAAGGTCTTGGGCGGAAGCTGGCGAATTTTCTCGAATATATTTCGATATATACGAGAGGAAAAGTCAACTTCGAGCATCAAGAGATTAATAGTGGTATTGCTAAAACTAGCTCTGCTAGTCAACGCTATGCTACCATTGATCTCAAAGACGCTTCGGACCGGGTCTCCCTCCGTTTGGTTAGTCGCATCTTTAAGGATGTTCCTGACCTATTTGGAGCTTTAGAGGCCTGTCGTTCTACAGAGACTAAACTCCCGGATGGGAGAATTGTACCACTCCTTAAGTATGCGCCTATGGGATCAGCTTTGTGCTTTCCTGTAGAAGCGTATGTCTTTTGGGTGGTCATTGTCTCTGCTATTGTGGACCGTACTCAACTTCCACTGGAGTTAGCGGGTAACTCAGTATACGTCTATGGTGACGATATTATCGTCCCCACGGAGTATGCTGAATTAAGCATACAGGCTCTTGAAGCTGTTGGCTTAATGGTCAACAGAGACAAATCCTGTATCAAGGGCTATTTCCGCGAAAGTTGTGGCATCGAAGCTTTCAAAGGCTTCGATGTAACTCCTATCCGCCTTAAAACCCCTTGGACTAGCCGTCGAACCGATGGCTCTGCCTATGTTGCCTATCTCTATCTGCGTAATGCATTAGCATCACGCGGATATGTAGGTAGTAGCGAGTTTCTTGATAAGGAAATCGAAGCCACTTATGGATTTATTCCATATGGGACTTCTATATCTTCTTATCCTTGTAAACTCGTGAATTCGGCTCTTCAAGCAGAGACCCTTAACAGGTCTTTGTTTCGGAGTCGATTCAACAGAGATTACCAGCGAATCGAGTTTTACTTGCCTGGCCTTTCTTCCAGGAAGGTTAAGAGTAAACTCGATGGCTGGCTCCGTTTGATGAGAAACTTTGTTTCTCCACCTTACGG